TGTTTTCTTATATCTATATATTAAGGGAATTCAACACCTGCATTAGTAATTACAAAATCTATTGCAATAAACTCAACAGCTCTTGTTGGAACAATAATAATTTTACCATTTAAACGGTTATTATCAACATCTTCGACAGAATTATTGGTATTGTCCATAACAACGCGAAAGTCTTCAATTCCTTGATTAATTTGAATACTTGCAAGTTGACTTGTTGCGCTTGAAATGAAGCTTTGTCTTGTTGCATCGTTATTTTGCTCAAACAAAAGTCCTTGTGCAATTAATCCAATTCTTCTTTTAACTTCCAGAACAAGCCTTCTTACATTTACTCGATCTAATGCAGTTCTTGCTAGTTGTGATGTTTTTTGACCAAATATAACAAATTGCTTATTTGGAAAATTAGCAATAGGATTAATTCTTGCCTCGTAAAGTGTATCACGATCTTCAGCATTTAATCGAACGTCAATTGATGAAACAGATTCCAATGCACCTCTGCTAAATCCTGCAGGCGCAAACCAAGGCTGAGAAACGCTATCAGTTTTTGCTAATGCACCTAGCGCGACAATTGTAGGTGGAACCTTAATAACTCTTCTATTATTAATCGCAGCTTCGTCATCATCGCCGCTATCAATAACTTTTACATCTGGAAAATAAGATGCGGTATATGATGAATTGATCTCGCGCAAATTAAAGCTTGAAGCTGTCATATCGACATCAGGTCGACTTGACTCAATGCCATTTGAACCAACAAAGATTCTTGTTCCTGAGCCATCGTACTGTGGGATTTCCATTAAATAAAGAGCTCGTCCATAGTCTTCAGCTCTGTCCTTAACAAAGTCTGTAATGAATGGATCTCTAATACCTGGGATTGCCAACACGTTATGTGTAACAACTAGTTCATCTGTCATTATTCGAATTGCATTTTTATATGATGCAACAATATTGTTGTCATCTTGCACTCCTTGCATAATTGTTGCATCATTCGTACCTTTCAGAGCACTTGAAAAACCACCTATCGCTGCTTTGCCATTTGTTTCTGTTGAAGATGCTTGATCTGTCATAAAGAAAGAATCTTTATCGAATATATTAAGGCCGTCGAATCCACCGTGAAAAGGAGCAGTAAATTTAATCATTGAAGAATATCTATTAAATTTAGTTTTATCTTCGTCTAACAACTTAGCCAAAGATACTCGATTAACATTATCGTCAATATTGTCAGTTGATTGACTCATTGCAATTAAGTTTTGCGTAACGTCATATATCATAGGATTTTTACCGATTTCAGCGTTTCTAACATATACAGCATCTTTAAATACTTCGCTAATTGTTCCTTTTACTGCAGCAAGACTTGAGCCACTTAAAGCAACCTTAGCTAAAGAAAACTTATTGTTGTTATGTGTATCTGATAAATTACCACTTGAAATAACCGTAGCGTCAGCGCCAAACAATTTTGTATAGTTTTCCAGTAATTCATTGAAATCTTTGCCGCTATTAGCATTATTAATATCTTTTACTCTTGTTGACATCAAGCCCCAGTGTAAACTTGTATTAACAGTTTCTGAAGGTGATGCATCACCTAAAAATTTTTGATCATAACTTGCACCAGTTTTTATTGTGCCGTTTGTTACTTTAAATCTATAAGGAAGTGGAGGTAAAACAGAATGATCAAGAGCAGTTGTCGTAGCTCCATCTAGAAAAAGAGTTGCTGCGCCGATGGTTGCTGTTGCTTCATCAAGTCCTAGATTATTAGAAAGTAAAGCTGGAATGCCTCTAAATCCAAATGGTAGCGCTTCATCAGGTACTTCACGATTTAATACGTCATCACTCATAATAATTCTTACACGTGAAGATTTACTTGAGAAAGATCCTTCTCTTACTAATCTTCTTTCATCTAAAGATTCTGCGTCAAAATTAAAATAAACTTTTTCGTCACCAATGACTCTGGCAACAAAGTTTTCAGAGTCCGGATTGAGTGAACAATTACTAAATGTTTCATAAACAATTTGTGACTCATCTGTATCTCTTAAATCACGAATTGCTACTGTAAAGGTTCCAAACTTATCTGTAGGATCAGTACTTGCTCTCATGTTTTTAATGGAAACTTTATACTTTGCACTTGCATATGCACCGTCGTCTAGAGATTCAAAGTGAAATAAATCAAACTCTTTTGAACCAAAAGGTTGAGAGATAAACTTTGTTGTTTGTGGCGCATTAAATCTAGTTGTAAAGTCACCATAAGCATCAGCGTGTGTTTGATCTTTACCTATTACTACTGCAACTTTTTGTGAACCTGAAGTTGTTGAAGCTACTTGAGAATCAACTGGGAAGTGTGCATAAAGCAAATGCTTTTTATCTTCTAAAGAGAATGGATCAGTGTTTAATACGTTACGAATATATTTATCGCTGTCTGGGTCTAAAGATACTTCAAGTTCATCAGTAGCATCAGAGGCAGATTTAAATCTTATTACAAATATTCCACTAGATTGCGTCACTTCAGATGCTGCTGAAAAAGTTCCAGTTGCAGATATTTCTACTTTATAATCTTTATGTGTAAAAATCATTGCACGAATTAATTCAACAGTTTCACCATCAGCATCATGTCTTGATGAAGTACCACCTGATAGATTGAAGTTTGTTGCGTGTGAATCGTTATCATTAAACATACCTAAACCTATATGCTCACCAACATTGACTGTATGCTCAGCTACGATAAAATGCGGTGAGCCACTAAAGTCGTTTCCTGCGCCATTTTTTGCTGTCATTTTAAATCCAGCATTTGCGCTATTTTTTAATCCTCCGCCTAACGTTCTACAAAACGTTAATGCTTTGCCATCATTTCTAAAAAACTCTGCCATTGCATGACCGCTTAATCTATTACGGTCAGGTGCACCAAAAATTCTAATATATTCTTCTCGAGAAGTGACTGTCGTAGGTACAAATGCTGGACCTCTTTGCGCAGGTCCAATAAGACCGACAGGTGTCGCATTATTTTTAAACAGTGGCCTGCTTATTATTTCTATTTCTCTTTCGAAAAATCCCGGCGACTTAAATGTCTGCTCTGCCATGCTATTTCTCCTAATACTTGATTTATTTTTATAATATAATTATGCAATACAATATCTAATTATCTTTATTTGAGATATTAAAAATAAATTCTGCATATTTTTGATCATATACGGTTTCACCTAAACCTTGGTTTCGAGCAACAACAGAAACCTTGTTGCCTTTTTTGTCTGTAATAAAAATCTTTTTATTTGTTTTATTCTCTGAGTTTTTATTACCCACAGTATCCTCAACATTTAATAACTCTCCTTCGACGACAGGGACGTTGTCAATATTATTCTGTAGTGCTTCTAAGGATCTAATTGCCGGTATTCCTGATTGCTGTCCTACTTGATAGTCATTTTCTAGTTTAATATCATCAAATATTTTTGCATTTGGGTCATTGCTTCTAATACCAACTTGTTGTGGGCTCTGAATATGATTAGAAGATAATACATCAAAACTTATTTTAGGTGCACTTACAATTGACTTAAGACCAACTTTTCCGCCTTCAATGTTTGGTGCAAGAATATAGCCAGTTGCATTGAGTGTTAATGTATGTTTAATATATCGTTCAGCATCAGTAAAATCACTGTAATTTGTATCTTGACTGAACGAGCTGTCAATAAACGCAGGAAACCAATACCCTTTGCGACTTTCAATCTTCAACTGTCTACCTGGGTTTAATGTATATGCACTCATAATTGCAGTTAGTAGTTTATTCATTTGTTGTGTAAATGAAGACCAAATTGTTATCTCATATGTGCATCCAAAATATTTGACTGGAGGTATTTCTAAAGTCTCATAAATATTATTTAGTTGAGGTTTAAGAGAATACTCCCCGTTTTGTTTTTTTGTTGTGTGGTTAATACTATCAAAACCTTCAAAATTTTTCTGCTGTCTCCACTCTACGTTATTGTTTGCAATACGTCTTGCAACAACCTCAGGAAACATTTCGTTATTAGCCATACCTTTTTGAGGTGTATTGTCAATAGTACCTCTTGTTATTGAGACTAAAGGTAAAATAAGAGCACCAGCAGTATCAGTTAAAGGCTTTTTGCGTCTTAATATTGCAAATCTTTCACCTGTTGCAAATATTACAGGAACTCGTAACTTTTCTCCTTTTAGAGTATGAAAAAGTGGTAATTGTTCGTTAAACAAATCAAATACAGCAACATCCAAATCTTCTAATCCGCACGAAGGAATAACGTAGTCATAAGATCGTTGCGATTCTTCGTAACCAGAAATAATTTTGTTACTCTGCTCTTTATTTTGATCGTATCTAGTTGACATTATTCATCCCCATAAAAAGAAGATCCTACACCATTAACGCTCTTAGTGCTATCATCCGGTGCTACTTTTTTAGGTCCTGATATTGATTTCTCTAGCACTCCGTCTTTTTGAAGTTGACGTGTGTCATGATCAGTTTGACCTCGTTGCTGCTTAAATGTGTTTTGTACTGCATCTGAGTCTGTATAACCTTCGTAAGTAGGCCCGATAGCTTTCTTTAGTATATGTTCTACTCTTGTTTGCTTTGCCATTAACTTTAGTGATACGACGCGCTCTATTTGACCATAAACTAACTTATCATAAATAATTGATGTTATTTCAAAAAAGTACTCTCCGTAAGAGATGTAATCACCTTGTCTTATATCTAAGTCTCTATCAATTATATCTCTGCCATGTAAGAATGCTGATATTGTTTTTATTTGTTCATGACCAAATTGATTTGTTTTAACTTCAGAAGGTTGCCATTCAACTAAACATTCAAGCTCAATAGGAGGATTAAATATTTTTTGCATTGATTCTTCATATACACTATGAACATCAGACAAGTCTTCTCTTACAGTATAGTAGTATATTTTTTGTCCTGCGACATCTTTAATTATTTCTTTAGTAATATCTGCAAAGAAATCAACTTCTCTTTGTCCAACAAATAATCTAGCCATGATTCTTATCCTATTATAATTGCTTTTCCGTTAGGAACAGGAATTCTTTTTAAAATTTGTGACATTGTTTCAGACTGAGCAGC